AGAAGCTGCTCGGTGACTGCGCCGAACTTGACGCGGTACAGAAGTTTGTAGCTAACGCACGTAACCTGCACTACAGCATGACAATGCCATGGTCAGATACAGGTATGCGGCTGCTACCGACAGCACAGTATTTCAAGTATCACCAGACCATGACCGACATCCAGAACGAGTTTGAACGTCTTGTTGACTTGTTTATGAGTGCATATGACTGGGAGATTATGCAAGCGCAAGCCAAGCTGGGTGACTTGTTCAACATGGACGAGTATCCATCAGGTGACAAGATACGCACAAAGTTTGGGTTCCGGCTCAACTACATTCCGCTGCCTGACGCTGGTGACTTCCGTATCGACATTGGCAACGAGGCTATGGCTAACGTCAAGTCACACTACGAAACATATTACAGTACGCAGCTACAGACTGCGATGAACGACGTGTGGCAACGTGCATACAAAGCCCTGTCATCTATGTCGGAGCGGCTGGACTACGCTGACCACGAGCAGAAGAAGATATTTCGTGACACGCTGGTGACTAACGTCATCGACATAGTAGAGCTGCTTGATGTGTGTAACGTGACAGGCGACACGCAGATGACCGCACTCAAGATGAAGCTGGACGAGGCACTACGCGGTGTCACACCAGAAGCCTTGCGCGAGGACGCATACTTGCGCGCCGAAACCAAACGCACAGTGGACGACGTTATCAAGTCGTTGCCATCACTGGACGTGTAACTTGTTAGTGAGACACTAACACAACCACGATGCCAAGCGGCATCAACAAAACTAGAGAGAAGGAACTAAGTTATGCCTACAAACAACTCAGCCGTACAGATGTACGCACTCGGACTCGACCAAGTAGCTAACGCCATCAAGCACACAGGTACAAAGCGTACCATGCTGGTGCAGGGTGACATGGGTACAGGCAAGTCGTCACTACTTACAACTCTGGCAACAGAGTTACCGAACCACATACCGTGTTACTTCGACTGTACCACCAAGGACTTGGGTGACATATCAATACCTAACCTTGCGCGGCTTGATGACGGTACAGGCTATGTCACATATCTCACCAACGAGGAGCTGGGCGTACACAACAACAAGCCCATAATCCTGATGATTGACGAGTTTGGCAAAGCTAACCCCGCAGTCAAGAACGCACTGTTACGAGTTATACTGGAGCGCAAGATCGGTTCGTACGCGCTGCACCCTGACAGCATTGTGTTTGCTACGACTAACAAAGGCTCAGAGGGTGTTGGTGACTTACTACCACCACACGCACGGAACAGAATGACGGTTGTGCAGACACGCAAGCCGAACAACATGGAATGGATCGAATGGGGGATTAACAATGGGATCGACCACACGTTACTTGGCTGGTGTAAAGACAACCCGCAGCTTTTCTACAGCTTCGAGGACATCAAAGACCCCGACGAGAATCCGTACATCTACCATCCCAAGCAACAGAGAGCCGCGTTTGTTACACCCCGCTCGCTGGAAGCGGCTTCCGATATACTCAAAGTACGTGACGGACTAGACGACCAGACCACCACTGCGATGCTCATGGGTACTATCGGTGAGCGTGGCGCGATGGACTTGATGGCGTTTGTCAAGCTGGCTGACCAGCTACCGTCACTTGAGTCTATCAAGCAAGACCCCAAGACTGCCAAGGTGCCTGACTCTGCCAGCGCCGTGTGTATGGTTGTGTATCGCACCCTAGCATCTTTGGACAAAGATTGGGTCAATCAGTGGATGGACTACATGGTACGGCTCGACAAGGAAGCGCAGGGTATGTTCGCCAACGGTGTACGTGCGCCCAAGTATTCCAAGCAAGCTATGGTCATGACCAACAAGAAGTTCACCGAGTGGGCTATGCAGAACAACTACATGTTCGCCGCTGACAAGCGTTAGTGCGACACTAACAGAAAGGAACAAGACTATGTTAGCCATAGGAAAACAACTTACCACGGAGCAACGGCTGTCAAAAGCCGTTGTCGATATCATGGGCAATCCCAAGTATGTCGCACTCGCTGGTATTCTAATGATAGGTGACAAGCGTATCTGTGACACCACACCGACTGCGTATACCAACGGACGTGACGAGGTGTATGGGCGTGAGTTTGTTGACAAGCTGAACGATGCAGAGTTCCGCTTTCTCATACTGCATGAGTGCTATCACAAGCTGTACCGTCACCTGACTACATGGCATCACCTGTACAAGGAGAACCCGCAGCTTGCCAATGCCGCGTGTGACTACGTTATCAATCTCAAGATTGCTGATGACAACAAGAACGATGGCTTTGCAACTATGACAGGCGCACTCACTGTGGGTTGTTATGACGAGCAGTATCGTGGCATGGACTCGGCGCAAGTGTATGAGATGCTCAAGCAAAAGCAGCAACAACAGCAAGCGTCCGGTGACAGCACTACTGGTACTGGTAACCCCGGGCCTGGCACAGGTAATGGTTCACCAAGTAACTCGTTACCACAAGGTTTCGACGAGCATGATTGGGAGGGCGCACAAGAACTCTCAGCCGATGAGCAACGCGAACTTGCCCGAGACATTGACGAGGCTATACGTCAGGGTGCGTTGATTGCTGGCAAGATGGGTACAGGTGGTGATCGTGACCTTGCCGAATTGCTTGAGCCGCAAGTCAACTGGCGTGAGGTCATGCGTGACTTTATCCAGACTACATGCTCTGGCAGTGACTACTCTACATGGCAACGCCCAAGCCGTAGGTATATCGGTATGGGTCACTACTTGCCTAGTGGTATCAGCGAGGCTATCGGTGAACTTGTCATTGCCGGTGACATGTCAGGGTCTATTGGTCAGCGTGAGATATCAGTCATCCTCACCGAAACCAAAGAGATATGCGACACCGTACACCCCGACAAGGTACGTATGCTCTACTGGGACACCCAAGTATGTCAGGACGAGGAGTACGACCAGCATGAACTCGATGACCTTGTGAAGTCTACCAAGCCAGCAGGTGGTGGCGGCACGTCTGTCGAGTGTGTGCCAGAGTATATCACAGCCAAAGGTATCAAGCCGCAAGCTGTGGTGGTCATCACCGATGGCTATCTGGGTGGGTCATGGGGTCAGTGGTCATGCCCTGTCCTGTGGGTCATCATCGACAACAAGTCTGCCAAGCCTGATGTGGGTGTGGCTGTTCACGTCAAGTCAGGAGATATGTAACATGGGATATCGTAGCGATGTATCAATAGCTGTGGCGTTTGCCGAGAAGCAACACCTAGAAGAAGTCATGTCTGTGTACGCACTCAACATGTATGTGCAGAAAGAAAACCTGTTATCCGAATGGGATGTTGGGGAGTACGAGGGCGCGTGGGTTGCCATGTACACAGCAGAAGATGTCAAGTGGTACGATACCTATGATGACATCAAAGGGTTCGAGGCGTTAGGTGGTCTTGCCAAAAAGTTCTGGGAAGAACGAAGCATACCATACGCATACAGGTTTGTGCGTATTGGCGAGGAAGATAACGACATAGAGTTCGATGTGCATGAGAGTGACTGTAACGGTAACGACGACAATCGTGGTGATAAGCTGGCAGATATACTTGCCGACGCCATATACGTGACTCGCGCAGTCCATAACGACATAACTTTAATTGCCCACAACGACAATAACTAAACTGTTAGTGGTACACTAACAAGCCAAGGAAAGGAAAAACCAATGGCTATATCATGGATCAAACCAACTACCTTTGCAGAGGTAGAAGCTATCTACAACAACACCAAGCCTATGCGTGGTAAGAACAAAGGCAAAGACGTGCGTCCTATTGGGGACAGAGCACGTGACCATGAGCGGGTAAAGAAAATATCATCTAACTGCTATCTGTTAATGAACGGTGGCTACTATGATGACGTGTACAATTATTATTTTCACCGCACAAAGATCGCCCCAACACAAGCAGAGATGGTAGCACTAGCACCGATCTGTTGGAAACGTCATAGCGATGGCACCGAAACTGTTACGATACGGAACGGCATTGGACACGGTGCACACAACAGCCACTACTCGTTTCTCGATAGGATGTTACCACGTGGTATGGGGTTCATCGTAGACAACGGTAAACAGTACATACGTGTAGATGCTGGCGAAGCACTCTACCTACCCAAGTGTATGTACGTGCCGCGTGGTGTGTATGAACAGACTAACGACAGACCACGTAGTATCTGGAACTCATGGATGCGCGCGACCGATGATGGTTCGTCACTGACATTCAAGCGAGATGGACATAAGTTCACGTTAGTTGGTGATGTGCGTGATGCACCCAAGCCGCCACGTGTAGTTGTGAAGAAGGGCCAGAAGGCTAGATACAAACAGGCCATAACAGATTTTCGTGAGTGGGTGTTTGCTATTGGCCCGATGATCGAAGTTAGTTGGGAACGCAACCGCGTAATCCACGCCGAGATGAGTGAGTATCTCAAGGATACGCATGGTGTGTATGTCGGGTTCAATGGCGTAGACATTCCTGCAAACATTGCAATACAAATCATAACCAACTATAATAATCCAATGAGATTACACATGGCCTACAACTTTGTGCGTTATTCTAACATCAAATACGTTCAAACAGAAGAAGATGTCAAGCATGTGAAGGCTCAGTTCAATCGGTGGATCAATAAAACCTGCGGGTTCACCAAGACAGTGAAAGGATAAGAAGATGGGGTTCAAGTATTTAACTGTTAGTGAGGCACTAACATCAAATGCTGTTGTAGAAAACAGCGAGGTCATCAACCTACGCACTAGGTTAGAAGGGTTACGTATGGGGCTGCAATTCGCCCCGCGTAACAGCAAGTCTTATCATGTGTACCGACAGGGTAATCCGTACTGTATGGGTTGGATTGGGTATGACGACTTTCAGCACAGCAACGACACGCCTATGTACGCGGTGTATTCTTACAACATAGAGAACGAGAAGTATTCGTCTTACAGTGACGAGCATCATATGCGTATGACCAAGAACGTGGACACAGCTATACGTAACGTGAAGAAGTATCTGCGCGTGTTGTCACCGCACCAGCTAGTACAGCTAACACGCAGAGATTTATCCAATGCGATAGGTGATGTGCGTGACGTACTTAACAAGGAAGTGCGTACAACTGCCGAGTCGGTGTTTGGTACCACTACTATCATTCGTGGGTCTGACCTGTATCGTGAACTACGGCATATGGCTGACTCAGGTTATGAGTTTGTCGAAGGTTCTTTCCGTGGGCGGTTGTTAAGTTTCTTTGAAGCTGACGACGCACTGGTTGCAGAGAAAGCAAAACCTATCAACGTGTGGTTTGTTCGTGTGTTCGAGCGGTTCGGTAGGCAGTCCTTTGAGGTGGTCGGCGTAGACAACGCCGAGAACAACTGGAACGCAAAGGCGCATGATGAGATTCATCGCTACAATTCCGATACTGTCCCTGAAGAGCTGGCAGGTAAGCTGTCAGTCTTAAACATGTTACAGGATAAACAGTATGTCGATGGCGTCGGACAGAACTGCGGTGAAGGTATGTTCTATGTCTGTCGCTAACTCATCACCACCTGATGACAACGTATACCGTGTTTCGATAGATAACACTACGAAACAAGTCGAGGTGGTGTGTATTGGCATGGATAGTGTTGACTCGGAAGCAGAAGGTATATACTCTTCTGTGGATGAACTACCTGAGTGGGCGCAAGAAAGGGTTGCAGTGCTTATGCTCTGTGACCCCACACCCCCAACACAAGACGTGGAAGGGGTAGGGCGTAGGATAGATAGGGATGTCTATTGGGTTTATCGCGGTGTTAGTGCCGCACTAACATAATAGGTGATACCAGTTCTTAGGAGTTTTGATATGGATAAGGAAGAGACAGAAGGACAAAGAAAACGTAGAGTCTGGCGGGCGGTGGACACAAGTGGATTGGAGAACGCCTACGCTGATATGTTTTTGCAGAATTGCGAACAGACAGCAATCGCTTGTGTGTACGTCAAAAAAGAATGTGTTAGGCATGACCCCAACGAATACACACAGTACGAACACCCTGCGATGTACCAGTCTTGGGACTGTAGGGATGGGCACTACACATTAAAACAAGATCGAACAGTGTGCGGCGTACCCGCACCACTAAAGTTTGATTAGGAGAACCAAAATGAAAAGAGGAAGATTAGATATTCCAGATGATTGGCCTCGCCCTTGGACGGAACTTGGTGAGGGAGAGTTCACAATATTCAATATTAAAATACTTGTCTGGAAAAAGTACAAACGCAAGGCTAAGTTCAAAATCTATGGGTTTTCAAAAGCCCCTAATTATACAAGGATATGGCACGGCCTAAAAGTTGTTCACTTTTATATGCCTTTCAAACGTCTGAAGAAGGGCGCGTAACATGGCTATGACACCGGAAGCAAAAGTCAAAAAGAAAGTAGTAGCCGTACTGAAAGAACTTGGTGCGTATTACTTTTATCCTGTGACAGGTGGATATGGGCAGAGTGGTGTTCCAGATATTGTTGGTTGCTACCAAGGGATGTTTTTTGGTATCGAATGTAAGGCTGGTAAAAATAAACCTACAGCTTTACAGGAAAAGAACTTAAAGGATATAGCTACCAACGGCGGCATTGCACTTGTTATAAACGAAGATAATATCGGTGATGTGTTGGCTAACCTCAACCAAATACCGTTTGGCAGGTAGGACTTATAGGCTGCTGGTTACAGTCTACCTACCTGCAATGTGGGGTCATCCGCAAGGTCGCACGATGATGCCCACGTCGGAGAAGCACGTTACGCTAGTCCTAGTTCCGTATGCGTTTTCCTTTCCGCAAATAGAACTAGGCACCTAATTATCGGAGGGAAAGATGTTATGCACAAAATGTAAAGGCGATACCAAGGTCGCAGAAAGTCGTCGAAGAAACGAGACCACTTGGCGCAGACGAAAGTGTTTATCTTGCGGTACGCAATTCCGTACGGTTGAGGTGCTAGAGGCATTGGCTGCACAACCAGCACCGAAGCCAACACCGAAGCCAACACCGAAGCCAACACCGAAGCCAACACCGAAGCCTAATCCAAATCGGTTTCGTAAAACAAGATACAGAAAACCACTACCATCAATAGAAGTTGAACCAGACTTTGACGCAATGAGCGATGCAGAACTGGAAGCATTTTTCTATAGGGAGAATTGATATGATTGAATGTGGTGACGGAGAATTACAAAAAAGAATTGATGCGGGGGAATGTCCGAGATGCAGGGCTGCAGTTAGCTACACAGCAGACTATAGCGAATGTGGTGTATGTGGGCTTGTTATGTACACTAATAACGCTAAAGCCTTGCAGGGGGGAGATATAACCAAACAAGAACTTACACGGTGGCTACAAACCTGCCCATCACTGCAGTGGGTCATCGTGTCTGAAGTGGACGGTAAATCCGTCGTCGAGTTTAATACATGTCTACCAGATGAAAGGCAGCTAGAACTACCTTTCGATAAATAAAAAACGGAGAACGATTGTGGCTAGAACTAAACTGACTAAATATGAAAAGGTTACGCGATATATACTTAACAACAGAACTGCATCTGCTAAACAAATAGCAGAGAAATGCGGGTGTACTGTTAGTTACGTGTACAAACTAAAATCAGAAAGCGGTACACCAAAAGAAGTTTTTGAAGCCGCTGCGTATGAAATGACCAAACATGGCAAACCAAAAGAAGTTTTGGGGAGTGCCCCTACAGCTGTGTTAAAAGAACCAGTTGTAACTAGGGCAAGTATCCTCGACAAAGCAAAAGAGTACGTCACAAAGGATCGCGCTGCGCAGCATGGAAACATGGAA